AGCTTTATCATGAATTCTATTCCTCAGTCCTCCCAACAGCTTGTTGAGCTGCTCAAATCCAAATCTCTTCACATCTCTGCTGCCGAAAGCTGCACCGCCGGCCTCTTCTCTTCCTCTCTCGCCAGTATTCCCGGCGCATCCAGCGTTATGGAGTACGGCTTTGTCACTTACTCTGCCGCTGCCAAAATGAACCTTGTCTCTGTCAAGCCGGACACCATCAAGAATTACACTGTTTATTCCGGTCCTATCGCCGCCCAAATGGCAATCGGCGCAGCTCAAAAATCTGGCGCAGAGCTTGGCGTTGGCATCACCGGCATTGCAGGTCCTCATGCGGAATCTCAGCCTGCCGGCACTGTCTATATCGCCGTGGCCAATTCGGAGATCCAAAATGTTTTCGTTCGCCGCTATCTTTTTCAGGATCACGACCGCAACATCATCCGCCAAAAAGCCGTCCTTGCTGCCATGGATCTTGTCACCGCCGTTATCACTTCCACCGGCCGCCAGCCCCACTTTGCCTGGTCCTGCAGCCCCGCCATTATCCATACCGTAACCGAATCCAAAACCCACTCATTCTAACCACTATATAATAAGGTAGGTAATTTGCTATGAATAGAGAACGCCGCTCCAGAATTCGAGGTCTTATCAAGGCTTTCAAGGATCTCTCCTCCACCATCCAGAACGATCTTTCCTCCCAAGTTCAGGACCTGCACGATCTTGAGGAAGAAGCCTTCGATAATATGCCGGAGTCTATGCAGGATTCCGACCGCGGCACCGCCATGCAAGATGCCATGGATGAACTTCAGTCCGCTGTTGATCTCTGTTCCGAAGCCTCCGATGCCATTGATTCCATCGTGGATTCTTTACAGTCCGCTGCAGAATGATTTTCCCTCCCCATCAGGTAGTCTACTGTGCAGTGCATCTCGTCCGCCAATACACCCAGCGCCCAAAACCCTGGGTAATTGATTCCGTTCTCCCACCCCATCACGGTGTGGGTTCCGCATCGCAGCCGCTCTGCCAGTTCCCGCTGGCTTATCCCGTTTGCCTTGCGCCACTCTCGTATAATTTGCCCAATCTCCATATTTTCGTGTCCCCTTTTCAATATTGGTACAGGTTTCAGTTCTAGTATTTTGAATCCCTTTGTGCTATACTCGCATTATACAACAAAGGGTTGTAAATTACAACTATTGGGATTAAATTCCCACCATTTTCCAGTCCATCTTTTCGGACGTCAACTGATAAGGAGGAGCCATGAACACACAAACTATTACCCTTGCCCAGCTTACCACCGCCTGCCAAAACGCAGCCTACATCAATGTCCACCTCTACACCCCGGCTATGTCCTCCCTCTCCACCTTCAAGCCAGATCAAATCCGCTTCATGTCTGCCTCCACCGGCATCCCGCTGCTTCGCTTCCAAAGCAAAACCAGCACCATCGTCCTGCAGGCTCTCAGCATTCAGGCCGCCGTTACCCCCAGCACCCCCGGCAACGAGATCCCTTTTGGCCGTTGTACCTACTCCTACACTACTTATGATTTCGTTCTGGATGGTGTAAATTATTCCGTAAATATTTTTCAAAAATCTTGAATTTTACTGTTGACTTCTTGTAAGTAACGTGGTATGATAATATCACAAGGTAAGCAATAAATAAGTAAAGGAGGTTTCCCCGCTATGTTCAAACCCAGTACCTCGGTTCCCAAATTTGGCGAAATCCGGCTGGGCTGTGCTCCGCAAGACCATGCTCTGCTCGGTACGCACAAGTACGTTGGTATTCATCCCTATCTGGTCGTCAGCAATGATGTTTATAACAAATTCAGCGGCCAGTGTGATGTCATCCCCTTCACCACCAAGCGCTTTGCAAGTGCCAGTCCAACGCATGTTGATTACCCAGCCGGTTCTATCCGCGGTCTAACGCGGGATTCTACCCTCGTGGTCGAAGCGCGGGATACTCTCCTGAACTCTCAGCTTGGTGAACCGATTGCCCGCTTCTCAGATGAAAACTGGCAGCTGGCCAAAAAAGCCTTTCTTATCCAGAACCCATTCCTTACCCGCTGGGTCATCCCGGAACCCCGCCCAACACCGGTTGCATAGTTTTTCTTTGCATTTCCTGTCTACATACGTTATACTATAAATAACTAGAAAGGCAGGATCTGTATGGGCAAAACTATTATCGATCGGTATAACAATGATTCTGTTCGTATTGATCGTTATCAGCAACTTATCTCTGATATTACCAATGCTTATATTACGGTCAATCACGGCAAAACCGTTCCGCAGTATATCCAAAAAATCATTCCCCGGCTTTCCTACACGCTCGAAACGTATGAGCATCAGTACGGCACCCGGTTTGAATCCTTTTCCTATCAGCAGTACGCATCGTTTTATAAGCAGGCAATCATCGGCAACTCGGCAAGTGCAGTTATCAACCGCAACAAGCTGGTCCTTCTCTCCTGTTACCTGGATTACCTGGTTCTTCAAAACGTTATCACGCTGGATCAGTCAACAGGTCATCCGTTCCGTCAGTTTCTTCAGATGTCACTGGCTGATAATGAGGACGATTCTCAAATTTCGTCCAAGCCATCCCTCACTACCGTTTCCAATCCCAGCAAACCCACTCTGCAGCAGTCCCTTGATTCCTATTCTCAGCAGATGCTCTTTTCTGATGAAGAATTCGAATCTCTGCTGGAAGCTATCTTTAATAACAGCGATCTGGACTGTATGCCCCGTGCAATCTATACCCTTGCCTGGTGCGGTGTGGAGGTCAAAAACATTGCTCTTATCAAAAAAGCGGATGTCGATCTTACCCGTATGGTAATTTACGCCACCGAACAAAATCACCTCCCGCAGGATATTGTGATTTCTTCCTCTTTTTGCTGTATCAACCTTGAAAAAGCCATGCTTGCGCAAAGTATCCTGGTGCCCAATCGTACCGGTATGCGTGAAGTATTGTTTTTTGGCCGCGATGATTATGTGATCCGCGGTGTAAAAGGCGCCAACAAGGCCGAAACGCCGGACCCGGACGCCAGCGGTTTTTATATCGTCAATAACATCAACCGTGTCTATTCTCAGCGCCAAGAACAGCTTCCGGTGAACAATCCCTTCAAAAACAAAAAAGTTCTCGTCAGCTCTTGTTATAAATCCGGCCGGTTCCTGCGGCTCTTCAAAACACAACAGCTGTCAGAAAAACTCTGGGGCGTTTATAGCAATGATTTCGTTTACTCTTACAAAAAGTGGCTATCTTACAAGCAGCTCAACTTAAAATAATTTTTTCTCATCGTGGGGCATCGTCGTCCCACATTTTTACAGGCGCTATATTACAAGTTTTCGCAAACACTATTTTCAGGAGGTTTTTCCCATGACTACCGAATCCATGTCCATTCACCGCGCTCTGGTGGAACTCAAAACTATTGATTCCCGGATCATCAAAAAGATCGATTCCGCCAAGTTCTGTGTCGCCGCCAAAGCCAAAGCTACCAAGCTCGGTGCAATCACGGTGGATGAATTCAAAACATCCGCTCAGGCCAGTTATGATTCCGCTATGGATCTCATCAATCGCCGCAACGCCATCAAGGCCGCTGTCTCCAAGTCCAACGCGGTCACAGAAATTTCAGTCAACAATAAAACTTATACCGTGGCCGAAGCCATCTCTCTCAAGCAGCACGGCATGGAATACCTGGACTACCTGCGCAGCCATATTCAGGCCCAGTATTCAAACGAAACCTCTCAGATCACTTCTGCCAATCTCCGTGTGGAAGCCAAGGCCGATGATATGGCCAAATCGATCTGCGGCGGCGATTCCAAAACCAAGGATGCCGATCCTGAAACTGTCGCCAAGATCCGCAACACCTATCTTGAACAGAACTCCATGGAGCTGGTCGATGGCCTCACCAAAGGCTGTACTCAAATCATTGAGGACCTGCAGTCCCAGATCAATTCCTTCAACAACGAAATTGATTCCGCCCTCTCTGTTTCCAACGCCGTTACCCAGATCACATTCAGCTACTAAGCTGTTTTGATACCATTTGCCTGTATACCGAAAGCGTCAAACCACAAGCCGCTTTGTCCGCTGTGGAATAATGACAAAGTTAAAACTATAAACACCTGTTCCACGCTATCAAATTATGATAAAAATATTGGTTCATTCTTTGTGGCTGTATTTTTGTATGCTCAGCCCGTCAGAATGAATGTTTTGCCCGGAAAGTTTAATGCTTAACGCTTAAACCTCAACGCTCAAATTTCAAACTTTATTTTTTCATCAAGGTTTATTCCTCAACCCCCAAGGCTCAAGGCTCTATTAAATCCTTGGCGTAAGGTCATGTGCATGGCTGTGTCGGCACCTCGCTGTCCTCAAGGCTGGTACATGGGCAACGTGCGAAGGCGGTAGCACGTTAAAACAATCCGCCCTGGTAAGCGGCTGTCGTACAACGGCCAGTATACAAGCCTTCCAAGCTTGGGATGGGGGTTCGACACCCCTCAGCCGCTCCACAACAGAATAACTTCATTTTGGTTTCACACCGTAAAGTCCCGTCACACCGGCGCGGCCGTGGATTGGCCGCACCGGGTAGCAAACGGCTCCACACCTCGGTCATATCCAGTGGTCAGCGGCGTTTTCGGGGTTCTTGCTTCCATTCAGTTCAAACAGTTTGTCGAGCTGTCTGCGGCTGAAAATGTTCTGTTCGTATTTCCAAATGAACTGCGAAAAGCTTACGCCCTCTTTGTTATCAAGCGCAACCCACTTGTCGTAAATGGCGTTGTTACAAACATCCTGTAACTGCGTATATCCAGGTGTTTGAATTTGAATCTATGTACCCGTCACCAGTACTAATATATGTATCATATCGCGGGGTGTCGTCTCCATCATGAATTTATTCTGTTACTATGCCAGGTTAGCTCAATTAGGCAGAGCAGCCGTTTTGTAAGCGGCAGGTTGTGGGTTCAATTCCCCCACCTGGCTCCACCGTTCCGGTTCACTCCGGGGCGTCATGGCTCCCAGCGCCGGTCAAGTCTGGGGTACGCGGAGGGCAATCTCTCCGTCAAATCAGTGGGTGAAATAAACTCGCTGGACGCTTTATTCTGGTCTAACCCCCAGATGCTAAAGCAATGGCAGAGCAGCGGCACACTGCCTCAAAACTATTCCGTTTGCACCTTCGGGCAGGTAACAGTCCACCTTGCCGGGTTCAAAGCCGTCTTTACGGCAGTCTTAACACGCAGCACCCGGCATGAAACCGATCGGCAGAACTTTTGGTCAGCTTCCAAACATCTTTCTGGCCAATGACAAGATGGGAAAGTCCTCCGGGCTGCGGCGAGTGGTAAGCAGCGGTAAGTATCTATCGACATATGGCGAGACGGCTAAGCACGTCGCTGGTACCTCAAGGGTGGGATGCCCTTTCACATGGAGCAATACTCAAGCTGGTTTAAGAGGCGCCCCTGCTAAGGATGTAGTCAACAACCTCGCCTAAACCGTTCCGCCGGTTATAGACGGGACTTGCGGGGAAATTCGTAAGTCCGGTTGATTAGCCTAAGCCCGTTGCTTCTGCAGCGGGGGAAACTACGTTGTGTACCAATAATATAGGCACCTTATCCATACTCCACAAGTGGTAAGCTCTGCGGATGTTTGTTAAAAATCTCTGAGGGTAGGAGAAGTGCGAACATCATACCGAAAGGTAAAACAGTACAACAACATTGGCGATGTGGACCACAGGGCGCAAGCCCTGACTTATTGATTTATTATTTGCGAAAGGAGTGCCTTGCATGAGCACTTGCGCTTGTGTTCTCGGTAAGAGCGGCGAACGCTTAATGCCGACCATCCGTCTTGGCAAGGTGCGCCATCTCCTGAAAGACGGAAAGGCAAAAATTATTAAGCATCATCCGTTTACCATCCAGTTGCTGTATGACAGCGAAACGAATATTCAACCCATCGAAATCTGCGAGGATGTGGGTTACAACTACATTGGCATCAGCGTGAAAAGTGAATCTCATGAATATGTGTCTGTACAATATGATACATTGCAGGATGAGAAAGACTGCCACGATAGTTGTCGTAAGATGCGCCGCATCCGTAGAAACAGGTTACGTTACCGCAAGCCGCGTTTCGATAATCGTAAGCGGAATAAAGATTGGCTTGCACCATCTCTTGAACATAAGAAAGAACTCAACGTCAATGTCATCAAGATGTATTGCGAGGTAGTTCCTATTACGCATGTAACTGTTGAAGTTGGTTCTTTCGACACAATGCTTGTAAAAGCCATCCAAGAGGGTAAAGCTATACCGGAAGGCGCAGATTATCAAAAAGGCCCTCGCTACAATTTGGCTACCTTGAGAGAAGCGGTATTCTATCGTGATAACTATACTTGCAAAGTTTGTGGGCGCAAAGCCAAAAATGATAGCGCCATTTTACATGTGCACCATATGTTTTACTGGAAAGGTCGTCACGGTAATAGTCTTAATGAACTATTGACGGTGTGCGAAAAATGCCATACACCAGCTAACCACCAAAAAGGCAGCAAGCTCTATGGGTTCGGTGAAAATATAAAGTTCGCCAACCTTTCCGGTGCAGCATTTATGAACACTGTGCGCTGGCAAATCGTTAATGAGCTTTACGCTACTTTTGGAAAACTGTTCGTCACATTCACTTATGGCGCAATGACCAAGGAAAAGCGGATTGCTCTTCATCTTGAAAAGTGTCATAACAACGATGCGTATGCAATGGGGAACTTTCATCCAGTTGACCGCTGCGCGTTTGAACATTATAAAAAGGTGAAACGCAATAACCGCATTCTCGAAAAATTTCATGACTCGCAGTACATTGACATCCGCACCGGCAAAGTGGCTAACGGCAGAAGCCTCTTTAACGGTAGAATCAACCGTAGCCATAAAAAGGATTCCGAGAACCTGCACAAGTATCGTGGGAAAAGGACTCGTAAAGGCTACCGTGCTCTACGCCGCAAAAAGGTAGCCCTCAATCCCGGTGATTTGGTTTCTCTTAACGGAGAAATTCTTGTTGTCCATAGCACTCATGCCGGAAAGAATGGTTATGTAGGCGTAGAATTCAAAACTCCATCAAAAAGCGGCAAAAAGTCTGCCAGTCTCAAAAAACTAAAAATTGTTAAAACGTCAAACTCCATGCACTCTGCGTGGACTAAAGTATCTTAAAAACGTTTGTACTTACCAAGTATACCTCAAATATACTCTTGGCCAGCGCATTCCTTACCGCCCAAGTCGCAGGTGACTATGGACGGTGTAACATGCTCCCATATCTCAATGGTAGAGAAACGGTCTTATAAACCGTCTAGCACCAGATTAGTGCGCAATCCCTGTTCAAGTCAGGGTGGGAGTACCAGCCTTACGGACTTGCCGTAAGGGATTGAAACCTTTTTGGTGATTTATCGGTCAAAAAAATCACCGTTCGGTATGGCAGCGCCGATCGATGGACAAACCTGCCACTCATCATCCCGCTGGTCAACCGTGCTCATTTCGCACCGCACTCCGGTCATATCCGAGCGCTTATCCAAGTCGGTTGGGTTCATTGATTCCAACCAATCAATCATCAGCAGTGGGATGATTTTTATTTGGTGTCTCGCCTTTCACGGCGTTTCATATTCCCGGCAAAGTCCCTGGTACCTACAGGCACCGCCTTCACGGCCTGCCCCGCATACCGCTTCCCGGTCATACCCGGAAGATTGAATTTGTCACGATAATGTCAACCTACAAGTTCTCGCTATGCCAGCTCGAACTTGTCGTTTGCCGGGATTTTATTTTTTGATTCTATTTAGGGGGAATTTATCTTGTTATATACAAAACAGGAAATTCAATCTTTCTCTGATGAATTTATTTATTCTCGGATGAAAGAACTATTATCCCCTCCTCTTTGTCGTGACATTCCTGAATCTGAACAAGTGGACTGTTTGTTTTGTCTTGAACGTTATGACTGTGCAAATTCCATCCCGCCAGAATTTTTTCAGCTTAATGATGAATTTCAACGGAGAAGATATATAAATCGAAGGAGAGCTGCCAAATGAAATCCCGTCCCACTCCTGCTAACCTTTATACCACTCGCCGCATCGGCCTTAAGCATTGGCTAGACCACTGGCTAGACCCTGAATCTAAAACCCTTTTCTCTCAGGGCAAATATCCTACCAAACTAACCTATTGGGATCTTCCCGACTGTTTTCTTTCCGGCACTTACTATGGTGCAAAGGGTTATCTCCGCACTGATTCCATCAAAGGTCTTTGGTACCAGCCCTGTTATCACACCAATCACATGTTTAAGGACGATTTCCTTTACATCTCTTATCAGCACCCCATTTCATCTTGTCCTTTATTGGATATTTACCTCTCTTCCCCTGATTCCAAACTTTATGATGAAGTTATTTTCGGCGGTATCATCCCACATTTCCTCCGCTTTGCAGAGCAGTATTCTTTGTATGATTGCACTTCCATCTGGTCGCAGATCGAAGAAAAACGCGCCTGGTTCAAAGCCAACTATCCTACAGACTATCAGCCATAAAGCATCGCAGCACATTTTTCTGCGGGGCTTTCTATTTTTTACTCTTTTTTTAAAGGGGGTGTTTCCATTCCAGTCGCATTTGTCCTTCTCATAATCCTCGCAGCCATCCTTTTTTGGGCTTGGCTTTCCCCGCACTATGATGAATTTGGTTCCAAAATTCTCAATTTCTTCCGTCAATTCACCAACAAAAAATAAGGAGTTTTTTCAATGAACAAAACCGTTGGCGCAGTTATCTCTGCCCTTGTCATCATCTTCTGTATCGTTATTGCTCTGTTTTGTACTGTTCGTATTCCTGCTGGCTATGTCGGCGTCATTTACAACATGAACGGCGGCGTGGCGGAAACCACCCTTACTCAGGGCTTCCATCTTGTCAAGCCCACCCAAAAAGTTACTACCTACACCATCGGCATCGAACAGTCTTACCTCACCTCCGGTTCGGACGGTGATTCCAAAGGCGATGAATCCTTCGAGGTCCCGTCCAATGATGGTAAGGGCCTTACGGTCGATATGACTTTTACCTACCGTTTTGATCCCGATCATGTCGCTGATACTTTCACCCGCTTCAAGGGCCAGTCCGGTAAAGACGTTAAAGAGGTTTTCATTAAGCCCAATATCATGTCCTGGACCAAGGAGATCACAGCCAAGTATTCTGTCATCGATCTTCTGGGCGACCAGCGTGCTTCCCTCAACTCGGAACTCACCGCCTACCTCAAGGATAAGTTCGAGCCTTACGGCATCATCATTGAATCCGTTTCTCTGATCAATATCGACCCCGATGACGAAACCCGTGCTGCTGTTCAGAAAAAGGTCAACGCTCAGCAGGATCTTGAGCTGGCAAAGATCGAACAGCAGACCGCCAACGTCAATGCCGAAAAAGAAAAAGAAGTTGCTATCACGAAAGCCAACCAGGAAAAAGAAACCGCTCAGATCAACGCCGAAGCCAAACTGATCGAAGCTCAAGCTCAGGCCGATGCCAACCGTCTGATCTCCCAGTCCCTCACCCCGGAACTGATCCAGCAGCAGATGTATGAAAAATGGAACGGTCAGCTCCCCACCGTCCAGTCCGGCTCCGATACCCCCATTATTGTTGATACCACCAACTAAATCCTGTTCCATATTTGGAGGTGTTCTTATGGTCATTCTTAATTCCGGTACCTTATTGTTTCTTGTCCTGCTTGCTTTTGCTGCCGGTTTCCTTGTTGATGCCGCCATCGGTGTCCGCGCCCATCTTCATGATAAGGAGGATTGAATCATGAACACTTCCAAACCTAACCCGCACACAATCACTCCCACCACAGTCATGGAATCTGATTTTGATGAACCCACGCCTCACCACAAACCCGGCAAATCCACCGGCCGTCCCCGCTCCCGGCACAAGCACATGTATACCCCCGGCTGGGCCTCTTATACTTTCGCTTCTCATCTTACCGGCAAAACGTTCACCCGCTACTTACCCGTCAATTATTGCACCATTTGCGGTCGTCTTGGTGGCGTGTCAGTTTCCCAATTTACTAGTCAAGAACCCAAAGTCCCTCCTATTGGCTCCAAGGTGTTTGTTGTGCCGTCTTTCGGCACCAACGCTTTAGATCTTAATAATTTTACCATCTTCAAAGGAGAATAATTATGAAACCTAAGTTCCATCCTGGCGATCGTGTCACCGTCATCAAACCTTATGTTGCCCCCATCCCCGATATTGCCAAGGACAACGAAATTTTTAACGATATGTACAAGACTTTTGGCCTGGACAAAGATATCCGTGGTGTCAAGCCCGGCGATACCTATACCATCATTGAAGCCGAATCCAAACCTCGCACCCGTACCGACGGCAAAACTGTTTATGCCTATTCTTACCAGGGCAAAACCGGCGAGCGTTCTGGTTTTATCTTGTGGGAAGATGAACTCAAACTGGTCGAAGCCACCAAGCCCGCCCCGGAAGATGATGACGAAGAGCCGGATACCGTCACCATCGAGATCGAAGTCTCCCTGGACGATAAGGCCGAAGCTCACCGCATCGCTCACAAAGCTGTCGAGCTGGCTTTCAAGTCCTATGCCGCTATCACCAAGGCCATCAATGATCCTGCCTCCATCACCTGGACTGATGATGAAATCGCAGCAGCCCGCAAAAAGGTTGTCGAACTGTCCTTCCGCGTCACGGAACAGGGCGGCGATATGATCTTCCAGCGTTCCGGCAATACCGTATGCTGCATGGTTTACACCTCCAGCTTTGACGATAAATCCGCTTCCAAAGGTTTCGCCAAGCCCTTTGATCACGATCCCTTCAATGAATGGATCGGCAAGTGTGTAGCCGCCTGCAAGGCTATGGGTGAATCCATCCCCAGCTTCATCACACACAAAAACACCAAACAGGATGCTGCGTGATGGGCACAACACATGAATTTACCACCCGCATCCGCAGCTTTGCCGAGTGCCAGCGTCTTAACCAGGTCGCCAAAGAATGCGGCCAGGTCGTTGTCATTGACCGCAACGGCAACCAAGCCAATGCCAAAAGCCTGCTCTCCCTTATGAGCCTGGATTATTCCGCATCGGTTCGCATTGTGGCCTCCACAGCGGAAGAACTCTTCGCCCTGCATACCGCCCTTCTCGCCTTGAAATGATTTGTCAGGAGGTGTCCACCACGTTCATCCTACCGCGCTCCCCGCCCCCGTTTTTTTCGTCAAACCACCGCAATCATTTTTTTCACTTATCTTAACGGGGGTGTTCTTACATGTTTATCTGCAATGTCTGCAAAAAGATTTTTCCTGATTTCAAAAGTTACGGTATGCGCATGAACTACCGCTTCGGCTATGGTTCAGAAAATGACGGCGATATCTTTGACCTTACCGTCTGCGATTCCTGTGCCGATACTGTTGCTGCCGCCATTGAATCCGTCTGTGTCATCAGCCCCCATCTCACCGTCGATGATGCCTTCTTCCCTTGCGATGAAGCATGTTCCGGCGATTGCTCTAACTGCTCCGGTGATTGTGCCGCCTCCCAGGACGATGAATCCTATGACTTCGAGGATGACGAGACCGATGAAGAAGACGACGATGACGATTCTGACCTTGATTTTGACGGCTGATTAACCCCGCCTTTTTATTTTTTTCTTTTCTAATTACAAGTTTTCGTAAATATGCCACATTAAGGAGTCCTCTATGCCTAAAAAAAACAACACCATCACCTTCAACTTTGTTGGTGATTTTACTCCTTCCACCAAAAATGATCTGCTTACCTCCACCCCGGCTACTTACGGCGGCATGTCTGATACCCGCCTCCAGCTCAGCTTTGGTGTCAAGGTCGGCAGCAGCCTTCAGTTCGTCTCCCTGCTGGATACTTCTCGCTCCGGCGATGTCATCAAAACTTACGACCGGGATAATAACCCCATTGATATCCGCTGGTCTGACCGCCTTGACCCCGATGTCATTTCCAAGGTTGCTCCCCATCGCACCTACCGCACCAACATCGGCTCGGATGAAACCAAAACCTTCATCACCGGCTATGATCTGGCCGAGTACCTGGCCGAAGCTCTCAAGAACTATACCGGTCGCATCACCGTCAATGGCCGCATGGTCCTCCGTTACGATTCCAAAGGCATCCTGCGCCGCAACTTCAACATTGATTCCGTTTGGAAACCCCTGCTCGATAAAGACGGCGAACCGGTCGAAAAACCCAAGCTGGCCATCATGGTTCCCTTCATCTTCAACAAGGATTGTATCGACAAAGCCGACCTCAAGGAAACCGGCAAGATCTACGTCAACGGCTATGTTGAATCCTACATCAACAAGGAAGAAGGCGATAAGTATCTGCCCCTTCAGATGATTTTCAATACTGCCGTCTACAACATGGATGACCCCGGTGAAAAGTCCACCTATGAGTACCGCATGGGCGAGCTGGATACCAAAGCCAAAACGATGTTCTGCATGATGTGGGAAGGCCGTGTTGTCAACGGTGCTGAAGAAAAGCCGTTCGATGAATCCTGCCTGACCCCCTTCCAGCTGCGTTCCATCAAGGCCGGCAATGCCACTCTTGAAGATTTCCGTCCCCGCGGCTCTATCTACGGCAACCGTGTTCAGGAACTCCGCCTCATGCGTCCCATGCCCCGCAATGATTTCAAGGATGGCCCGATCGACCTCGGCCTCAAGAATTCCGAGTTTGTTGACCTGATCTATACCCCCACCAAGGATGAATCGGTTGCCGATATGGAAAAGTCCGCCAAAAAAGAGCCTGAAACCCCGCCCTTCACCGCCCCCACCTCGCGGGATGAAGACGAGCTGTTTTAATTAACCACCAACACAAAAGGAGCGTGAACCTATGGCATTCAAAATGAATCAGATCAGCTGCGATCTTGCCAGCTACCCCTATTACATGCTGCTGTCCCCGCGTAAATTCGGCAAAACAACCTGGTGGCGCAACCTCGTTGTCGCCGCCTGGGGCAATGCCTCCAAGGGTCTGCTCATCTCCTGCGGCACCGAGTCCGGCTTCCACCACCTCGATAACCTCCAGGTCGAAGAAGCCCTCACCTGGGACGATGATTACGATGAAGAAACCGGCCACCGCGGCCTTGTCCAGATCGTCGATGATCTGATCGAAAACAATGCTGACTACGGAATCAAGGGCGTCTGCTTTGATACTTTTGATACCCTCTTTGATATCGCCACCGATGAAGTCATGCGGGAATCCCGTCGTGAAACCGGCAAGTCCTGCAAATCCATCAATGATGCCTTCGGCGGCTACAACCGCGGCTCTGACCGCCTGATTAAAATCATCAACGATCAGCTCTCCCGCATCCGCAATGCCGGCATCGCCGTCTTCATCCTGTCCCATACCAAGTTTAAGGAGCGCACGGACCCCCTCACCGGCGAAAAGTATGAGCAGCTCACAAACCTCATGCAAGACCGTACATACAGTGCCATTGCTGATAATGCCCAGATGGTCATGGTTGGCACCATCGAGCGCGATATCGCATCCGGCAAAATCGAAAACGAAAAGCGTGTCATCCATCTGCGCGGCACCTCCACCATTGATGCCGGTTCCCGTTTCAATGACCTGCCCGAAACGATCACCCTTGATCCGCAGGATTTCCTCGCCGCCTTCAAACAGGGTGTCGCCGGTGCTCACACGGTTGCTCCGGTTACGGATAAGCAGATCGATGCTGCCGCCAAGGCCGAGCAGAAAGCCGCCGCCAAACAGGCAGCCGTAGCCCGCAAAAAAGAGGAAGCCGAAAAGCAGGCCGAACAGGACGAATCTCATCGTGATGAATATTACAACACCATCGTCAATGGCTTCTCCAACGCATCGGATGAAATCAAGGCCAAAGCCAAGGAGCTGTTGGCCGCTACCGGTGAACCCAAGTTCTCTTCCCCCAACATCCCGGCTGCAACCCTGCGCCAGATCGCTGACCTCTTCGCAGCGTAAAGGTGGTGTCAAATATGGCAGCACCCAAAGTCCGTAAAGGCCGCCGCGTCATCTGTCACGCCACCGGCATCTATGGCAACTCGCTGGATTATTTCAAAGCCCCGGATGGTTTTTATTACCAAACCAAAGAGCTATATGAGCAAAAAAAGCAGGAATCTGATTATTACCGTCAGGTCGTTACCCGCATGGCCTCCTATATGGGCTATGAGCCGGGCGATGTTTTCCCAACGGTCATCACCCGCGGCCTCATGCAATTCAAGCATTACGGCTATGCCGCTGTCCTTGCCACCATGGAGGAATGCCAGTCCAAAATTGAATACGCTCTGGCTTCCCGCTCTTTCGGTTCGGACTATCAAAAAGCCTCCTACCTCATGGCCATCCTTACCAACAATATCAACGATGTTGCCCGCCGCCTCAAATCCCAGCAAGAATTTGAATCCCGTCAGGCCGCACCCCAACAGGCTCCGCCCCCGCAGGATTTCACTTCCGCTGCTCAGCCCAAAGATATCACAGATTTTCTGGAAGGCGGTGACTAAATATCGAACTCCAAACCTGTCTTGATAAAATCAATACCTCCCGCGCTCAAGACGAAGCCTCTTTTGTCTTCTGCCTCTGGAAAGAACCGGTTCTGTTTGGCGAGTACGATCAGGTCAACTTCGGCAATGATTTAACCATCAAAACCAAAGATGCCCTCTTCTACTACCAGCTTGGCCGCGGCATGTATGATTCTGGCTTCCGCAATTTTGACAGCATTTCGGTCGATACTTACCTTTCGGATAAAGCCGATACCCGCAAAGTCTTCTCGGCCTACGGCGGCTACCCGGAAGTTGAAAAGCTCAAATCCCTTGTGGATGTTGATAACGTCGAAGCCTACTTTGACCGCATCTCCAAGCTCAACACCCTCTCCGATCTCTGTGAGCAGTTTTTCAAAACTTTCCAGGATACCTCTCGCTTTGATTCCATGTCCAACTCCCAAGTCTACGATTTTTTCGACTATCAGCTCAACACCATCAGCATGAACTCCACCCGCGATATGAAAGTCGAATCCGTCGCCTTTGATGAATCGTATATCACAGAACTGGATAAGGGCGAAACGGTCGGTCTGAATTACGGTAAAAACTGCCCCCGCCTCAACTGGGCCACTCTCGGCCTCCCCCTTGGTGATCTTTACATGCTGGGCGGCTTCTCCGGCACCGGCAAAACCTCTTTCGTGTTTGAAAATATGATCCTGCCTTTAACCGAATCCGGTGTCAAGTGCTGCATCATTTCAAACGAAATGCAGGTTCGTGCCTACAAACAGCTGCTCACCATCCATATCCTCACCAATGATCTCGGCTACTGGAAAATGACTCGCAAGCATCTCAAGGTCGGCAAGTTCACGGATGAACAAAAAGAAATGCTGCTTAAAGCGGCAGCCATCAGCCAAAAGAAATACTCTTCCATCCGCTTCATCAAAATGTTCGATAACGATACCTCCCGTGTCATCAAGTCGGTTCGCAAATATTCCAAACTCGGCTACCAGATGTTCCTGTGGGACACCATGAAGTCGGACGATGACGGCGGCAATATGGAAATGTATCGCCAGCTCTTGCAGTCCTCGCGCAAAATTTTCCAGTGTGCCAGCCGGGAAAACGTCTCCATCGTCTGTACCTATCAGCTGGCCCTCTACATGAAAAACCAGCGCTTTCTCGATGCCTCCACCCTTTCCAACGGCAAGCAAATCAAAGAAGTCTTTTCCGAAATGATTTATATTCGGGAACTCTGGCAGGATGAATACACCGGCGAAAAATGTGATTGTCACGCATACACCCGCACCCGCAAACCGGATGGCACCTGGGAAAAATTCACCACCCCCATCACGCTGGATAAAACCAAAAAGTACATCGTCGCTTTTCTCGATAAAACCCGTAACGATGAAGACGGTCAGCAATTTTTGTATGAAGCAAACCTCAGCTGGAACAACTGGAAAGAGGTCGGCTATTGTACCATCCGCAATGACCATGTAGCCATCGGCCGTTAAAGGGGGTGCGCCCATGAACGCGGCACTCCTCTCCCAGCGCCTGATCGGCCACTCGGATGATATCTACACCATCCTCGAAACTCTCGGCTATGAAAACATTACGTTTAATTCAGCCAAAGCCCAGTTCCGCTTTTCACGGGCGGACGGCACCAACCCTACCAGCATTGTTCTGGATGTTAATTCTTTACGGTTTTATTGCTTTTCCACCAACGGCAAAGGCAATCTTTTCACCCTCATCATGTCGCGCCTGAACTGCACTTTCCCAGATAGCTTAACCTTTGTCACCACCGTTCTGGATCTCGACCAGAATGATTTCTCGGCCAAAGTTCACTACCCCTTCGGCGGCTTCTACCGCAAGCTCCTCCCTGATCAGCCGGAGGATTACTCCGTACCACCCATCCCAGAGGAAACGTTGCAGCCATACTTGGGCAAGTACAACCAGATGTTCTTCCGTGATGGCATTGATTATGTAACGCAGGAAAAATTTCAGGTTGGTTATGATTTTCTTTCCAACCGTATCACCATCCCGGAGCGCAATTTTGATGGCCAGCTCTGCGGCATCATGGGTCGCTCCAATGACCCCAACTGCCCCCATCAGGACCGCTGGTATCCCATCGTCAGCTGCCCGCGCAGCAAAACCCTGTTCGCCCTGCAGCAAAACTACCAGCGCATTATCGAAACCCAGAACGTAATCCTTTTTGAATCAGAAAAAGCCCCCATGCAGTGCGCATCATTCGGTGCCCATATCTCGCTCGGTCTCTGCGGCTGCCATGTCTCTCAGGCCCAGCGCAGCATGATTTTTTCTCTTCGCCCCAAAACCATTGTTCTCGCTCTTGATGAAGGATTAGAAGAAGACGCTATCCGGGAAGAAGCCGCCAAGCTTGTCCAAAATAATTTAATCCTAACTACCAGGGTCGGCTATGTCTGGGACCCCGACCACGATATTATCCCCGCAGGCAGCAAACAAAATCCCGCCGACCTTGGCCGCGATGCCTATGTCGCCTGCCTGCAAACGAAAGTGAGGTGGTTATAATCGAACGCGCCAAAGACCCCCGCCTGCAAGAACTTTTCAATGCCGGCGTAAATGTATACAGTTTTTCCAAATTAGGCACCATTGAGCAGTGCCAACTCCAGGCGTGGTACTCCTACATCAAACATGAAGAAGGAATCGACGGTATTTATTCACGGTTAGGTGGCTCTATGCACGATGTTCTGGAACAGTTGATTCACCAGCGAGCAACCTGTGATGACCTTCTTCCAGCCCTACATAATGCCCTGGATGAATGTGAAACTCTCGGCCTTACCTTTCCTAAGGATTTTCGCGGCAATGACTCCATCAAAGAGAAATGGGTCAAGGACATGACTCACTTCTGCCAGAACTTTTACCCGCCTAGGGGCGAGTTCAAAACAGAACAGCTACTTATCTATCGCGTCAGTCCTACCCGCGCCATTCAAGGTTACATTGACCTGATGAAATTGGAACCCGATGGCTCTGTGTCGGTTTACGACTGGAAAACGAGCACACGATTCGCCCCATCTACCCTATTGGAGCATGGCCGCCAGCTTGTGATCTACGCTATGGCATTGGAGCAGGCCGGTTATACAGTCAAAAATCTCGCTTGGATCATGCTCAAGTATGTCGAGATCCGTTACACCTGGTACGCCACATCCCGTTCGCGCAACAAAACCCAGTGTACCCGCATCGTCAACCGCTCCAAAATTTACGATACCATCGCCCCCGCGGTCGAATCCGCCTGCCGCGATGCCGGTATGGATGAAGCCGAGATTGAATTTGCCATGCTGGATTTCAAAGAAACGAATCTTCTCGGTCCCAGGTTCCCCATGTCGGTCGCCCAGCAGTTCATCATCAAACCTTTTGTAG